GCGGACACACCGTCCGGCCGATTGCTGTTGACGATGCCGCCGAGGCGGTTGTCGAGCATCTCGCGGGGGTTAGTCAGGGCGCCCTTGATCACGAGCCAGCGGGGGTTCGTAGTGACCGCCGCGTGGTCGAGCACGGCACGGGCCAGCACCGTCTGCGCGTTCTGGTAAGGGATCACGCGGGCGGCGAAGTTGTTGCCGTAGAAGAGGTGCGGGATCGGAAGAGGGACGTAGTCGATAAAGGGGGCTTTATCAACTTCCTGATACTCGAAGAGGACACTGTCCACACGGAGTATCTTGTACAGGCGAACGCCTTTGCCCTTCTCGATCTGCATACGCACGTACTCTTCATAAAGCATGACCTGCTCCACCTCGGGTTGGATGGGGTTGTTCATGCTTTGCAGGGTTTCCACCTGCGAGTTCCGTGCGAGTACTTCCGGGGCCAGATCGAGCCCGCGTGCGTCGTCGTAGTGGACGAGAGCCACCTTGTTCTTGTCGAGCCCCATTTTGAGAAGCTCGGCCTTGGTCTTCAGCGTGCGGTGCGCGACGTAGCCGGCGCGAGCCATGCAGATGGCGCGCGGTTCGATTAGGAACTCCTCGGGCGCCATGTTGACGATGCGGACTTGGCATCGGTCAACTTTCCGCATCAAGCGGCCTTTGAACGTGCCGTCTTCAGCCTGCTCGGCGTCGAACTCCTCGACATCCGGCTGGGAGGCGAGGGCCATGGCCTCAATCTGGCTGAGGTCCTCAAACTCCTCGTCAACCTCGTCGTATTCCTCGTCCCAGTAGACCTTGACCACGCCGACGCGGGCTGTGAGCCCGTCGTGGATCACGTCGTTGAAGAGACGGAAGCCTTCGTTCTGCTCGAAGATGACATAACGCGCATAGGCGGTCGCCGCCTTGCAGTCGTCCGTGGTCATCGTCTGGTCGGGGTCGAAGGTGGCGATCTCATCGCCGCCTCCAAACACTTCCAGGAGCTGGGCCTTGAGCATCTCGACGGCGTCGTACACGTCGGTCGAGACGAAGGAAGACGAGCCGGGATGCTGCCGGCGGGGCAGGGTTCCGTTGTAATACTCCAAGACGCGCATGCGCTCTTTGGAGATTTTGCTGTCGTACCAGCCTACAGCTTCATGCGACTTCTGCGCGACCTTAGCAATGATGTCCCCATCACTGAGGACTTTCGGTGTTGCCATTGTGCTTTCTCAAATAGTCTACGGCAGCTAAGAGGATTGCCGGATCGTCTTTGAAGTTACCAAGTGCTGTGTTGCAATGGTGACAGAGGATGCCACGCACGGCACCAGTGACGTGACAATGATCTACATGCCAGTCGTGTTTACTTCCTGGTTCATCAGAACCACAGACAGCACAGACGCGACCTTGTTCTTCGAACAGAGCATCTCTCTCTTCAAGGGTGAGACCATATTGAGATTTGAGATGATTGTTCTTCCACCGCTTCTTGTAGTGATCCGGCTTTGCCTTCACACACTTTGCTTTGATGGAGGCGGCCCGATCAGGATTGTCCTCACGCCACTTCTTGGCGCGTTGTCGCGCCTGTTCTTGGTGGTGTAGGAGCTTCTCTTCTCGAGTTAGATGGGACAGATCAGATCGCTTGCGCGTAGTAGTCATCAGTCACAGGCACGGGCGTATACTTTCCTTCGTGTACATGGTTCGCGATGGCGAGAGCCATGACACAGTCGTCATGACATCCGTCTTCCGCTTCCATGCGTCCACTTTCGGTGACCACGAAGGTCAGCAACTCGCGGAGCGTCGTCTCGTCGTTGATCTCAATCTCACGGTCTCGATCCACGGCTCTGAGCTTGTCGATCACGAGCGGCTTTGTTCTTTCGCTCGTGAAGAAACCGATCTGGATTGTGTCCTTCGGTTCCAGCGACCCCTCGGTTGGGTCTGTGTAGATGAAAGGGTATCCTTCATCCCGCAGCCGCACGGCCGTTAGGATGCCGTGATTGTTCCTCTCTGGCGCAATCAAACAGGAATTGTAATAGTAGCCGAGAGAGGACAATACTTTTGCAAATACGTCCGGGTGTACCAGACCACGCCATACGGCGACTTGGCGTAGCTGGCTGTCCAGGACCTGGGCGACAGAATAGTCGCCATTCCTGACACCCATGCCGACGTCAGCACCGATGCAATATGTTTCCGCATTGTCTAATTCATGATAGATCAACAACTCACCGGCCGGATGTGGCTCCACTTTGCCTTCCGTTACTGCCATCCGCCGGATTGGTGCGGTGGGCTTGCGGAGGCGCTCCTGGATGTAGTCCGGGTGGAAGACGGGTCTACCAGTGTTCAAAAAGGCCTCATCAGCAGTCGCTGGGTATTCCTGCCGGAATAGGTCCGTGCCCTTCTCGCCGATCTTCAGCCGGCGCCACTGGAGCTGCTCGTCGTCGAGCGAGAACTCTTTGGCGAGTTGTTGCTCCTCGGGGGAGCGTTTGAAGCCCTCAGGGGCTGTCGCGCGATACTCAGGCGTCTCAAACCACGCCGCGAAGAACGGCCGGAAGACGCTCCTGCCCTCGACTGCGTTCACCCACAGCTGCCGGAACTTCCCGGTCATGCCGTTCGCGGTGCTCTCGACGAAGACGAACGTGTTGTCTTCCTCGGGCACGGCCTCGATCATGCCGTTGAAGTTCGTCTCAGCGAAGCCGGTCGGCCAGAACGCGACCTCGGAGAGGTGCGTGGCCTGCAAGGTCTCGCCACGGGCAATTCCTTTGCCGCCAGCGGTGGCGACGCGGATGCCAGTGTCGAGATCGGAGAACACCAGCTCCGTCTTGGACGAGTAGCGGGTCTCAGGCCGAAGCAGCTTCGGGCACTCGACGTGAAGACGCTTGTACATGTCGAACAGCGTCGCCGTCGCATCCGCCTCGTGGGCGATCACGATGCCCTTTTGAGCTTCGTGTTGGCTGAGCCACCAGTAGATGAACGCGGAGATCACCGTGGACAGGCCCTGCTGGCGTGCCTTGAGCACGACCATGCGTACCCGTCCGGTGGTCTTTAGCTGGAAGAGAACTTCTTCGAGGAAGCGCTCCTGTACGGCGTTCAGGATAAGAGGGGCGATCTGGCCCTTCTTTGTTCGTATCTTGGCTGCATGCTGAGCCCAGAACCTGAAGTCCTCCAGGAAGCGCTTCCTGACGATCAGAGCATCACGAGTTTCCAGCATCTTCCTTATGATCCGCAATGACCGCCTTCAGCCATTCGTCGGAGTTGTTGAGGGTCAACTCGTTCTTGCTGACAGGCTTGGCGTGCGTGTGATCAAGGATGAGGCGCTGCGCTTGCAGACGGGTCTGCTCGGCGCCAGAGAACATGGCGATCTCGAAAGCCCCCTTGAGGGCCTCGCGCGCCATTTGGTCTTCGGTGATGTTCGGGTCGAAAGAGACCACACCGTTCTTTTCGAGTTCGCTCATGATGAAGTCTGCCTTCTCTCGAACAATTTGTTTCTTCTGCTGGGCCTGCTTCTTAGTCATCCCATCAGGAATGCCTGAGCGGCTGTTGCGGGCCTTCATGTCGGCGATCTTCTTCGCCTTCCACTCCGGGTCCGCCCAGAGCTTCTTGAAGAGTTCAGGACGACCTGGGTGCGTGGCCTTCCCGCGCTGGACTTTCTTGCGCGGTTTATTCGGTGCTCCCATCGTCCTGCCGGTTCCTGTGCGCCAGAGAGCGTGCGAAGCTCGGATAGATGTTCGGCACGATCTGGTTGATGATTGGTTGTGGGGCCTGCGACATCTGCTGCAACTTCGCCAGGGCGGCCATTTGGCGACCCAGGGGCGTGTCGTTGCGGACGTCCTGAGCGACCCTGCCGAGCTGGCGCGAGACGCCGCGATTGTAGAGCGCGCGGGCGCCGGCTCCTGCCAGAGGCAGACCGACAGCACCAAGGACGCCGCCGATGCCGGCACCGTGTAGGCCGGCTTGAGCAAAACCGCCCAGCCCACCAAGCTCAGCGCCTGTGCGTGCGGTGAGCATCTGCCCGATGCCACCACCAGCACCGAGGCGGTTGCCTTGGGTGCGCAGGAAGTTCCCCACGCGGGAGCCAGTGACGACGTCTTGAATGCCTTGGACCTGCTCGGGCGTGTAGCCACGCAGCGCCGGGTTCATACGCCCGTCCGGGCGAGGCGTGACCATCGAGCGGACCTGCTGACGGATGCTGTTGCCCTGGTTCGTGCCAGAGTTCGCGACCGCCGCGTTCCACTCACCACGCTCCTCGGCTGCGGTGAGCCGCTGTGAGCGCTTGAAGCCGCCCCAGTTGGCGTTGGCGTCGCGGAGCTGCTGCGCCGCTGCCGCTGGGTCACCGGAGATGATGTGCTGTGGCTTGACGTTGTTCAGGAAGTCGTCGAAGTGACCGAGCGCGATGGCTGCGGCCGTTCCCTCTTCCTTGTTCCCGAGCTGCGACTTCAGCTCCTTGCCGAGGTCGATGTAGTTGCTGATCGTGAACTTGCCGTTGGCCGGCACATTGTCGAGCCGCGCGACGATCTGGTTGATCTTCGGGGCCGTGATGTCGGTCGCGCCGGCCTGCGTGAGGTCGGTGCGGATGTTCTGCGCGAGTTCCTGTGTCGCCTGCGGGGCGAGCGCTGTGCCGTCCTGGCGCAGGGCCTTGAACTGGCGGTCGCCAGCGTCGTGCAGCTCCTGCTCGGTGACACCAGACCGTTTGGCTGCCGTGGCGAGGTTGCCCGCGTGCTGCCCGAGCACCGCGCCAGCGAGGCGCGCAACGGGCTCCAGGGGCGTCCCTTCGGTCAGCTGGCCTCCTGCCTCGGACGTGAGGCCCGACGCGAGGGAGGTCGCAGCGCCCTTGAGG